CGTCGCGCCCTCTCCATAGGCGGAGAAAACGTTGAACAGCTCTTTGATGACCGCTTCGTGTTCGGCGAGGCGCCGCTCCAGCTCTCGCAGCATTTGTTTGTCAATGACGCTCACGATCTCAATCCTTCTTGTCGAGCCACGACGACCAAATCGGACGTGTGGAAAATGTTGAACCTTGGGACAGGGTATCTCTGAAGAATTATTTCCTTGCCATCCTTAGAGAGGCGGCTCGGATCGACGCCAATCCATCTGCACGTGGCGAAGCCTGCCGTGACACTGACAACGTCCATCGTTGGTGTATGGGCTCGGCCCGCGACTAGGACGCGAGAAACGACCTGATCGCCGGGCTTGATGTCCGATGGCTCCATGAAGCTAGTCATACTTCGACTTACCGGTCATCGCTGCCTCGTGACGGTGATCTTGAACGTGTCGATCTGGCCGCCCTCGGTGAACGGCTCGCGTGTTGTCAGGTGGATCGTCTCGGTGCCGACCATCGTCTGCTCGTGCTCGACGATCGCGCTGCTCCGCAGGTTGAGCAGAGGGTTCGTGATGGTCTGCGCTACCTCGGAAGTTTTCATTTTGTCCTCTCGATTTCCTCGGCCGTCATGGCGCGAGTGAAAAAGCAATCCTTGCAGCTCATTCGCAGCGACTTCGGCCGGAGGCTATACATCTCGGTATGCGGGCAGTTCTCGATACGCTGGGCCATCGCTCTGATCCAGCGCTCCGTTTGTTCGTAGTGGTAAGCGTCAATCGTCATCGGAGCACGCCACGCACTTGCCGTCGAGCCCGGGCATGCAGACGACATCTTTGTCGCCGCACGTTTTCTCGCTGATATGCTTGCGGCCAACCTTGCCATGCGGGTACAGCTTGGGGGCCGGTCGGCAATCATCCCAGCGCACCGCGTGCGACGGCGCGAGCTTCGAGATTTCCCACGTCTTGCCATTGTCGAGCGAGATTTCGCCGGGGCTGAGTACGACCGGGATTGACTTGTTGATTACGAAATTGCGCATATCGTATCCGAGGCTTTCGGCCTTCGCATAGAGCGAGGGCGAGAGGAACGTCGCGCAGACGCCGGTCCGCCGCCGACAGAATTCGTGCTTCTCGCGGTCGGTCTTCGGATCGTCGTCGCTCCAGCGCGTGCCGTCGAAATGTGCCGGCGGCAAATCGCCGTGCGTCTCGTTGGTGATCCACGGCGTCAGGGATTTTTCACGATGGGACATCATCTGCTCCGGGTGATCCACTTCTAGTGAAGCGTCGCGCCCGTTGGGCTGCGCGCTTCGCGGCTTCGGCGGTGCCAGCCTCGGTCAGGTGCCAACAGTCGCGTCCGTATTTGTGACGCCGCTGAAATCGAGCGAGCCCGCGCTGTTGCAGAGCAATCATGGTGCGATCCCGCTGCCCGTCATATCCGATCCCGTTCGAACAGTACATCGCTTCGAGCGCGTATCGCTGGGTGAGGGAGAGCGCCGCCATTAGCGTGGTCCATGACTTGCGGAGGCGGGCACGACATAGCGGTTGCTGCGATCCGGCGCGTGCGACGCGCAGCCGCCGGAGAAGTAGTTGGTTCGCTGCCAGCCTCTCACGTAGCCAGCCATCTCGTAGCCTTCGGCCTTGGCGCGATCGTACAGCTCTTCCGACAGCTTCGTCGGGTACGTCCCGTCGAACGCGGCGCGGAGATCGTTGAGAGTGAAAATGGTTTTGCGCATCATGACGTGCATCCGGTTGCGATCTTGAAGATCGCGTAGTAGAGCACGACGTTGCAGCCCATGCCCGTGATGATGAATGTCCAGATGAGGACGCGTTCGAGTTTACTCATGGTTTGCTCCGGGGATCATCCACTCGCACGCGCTCGGCTGCGCGTGGCTCTTGAGCCACAAAAAGAAATCATCGGAGACCGCTGCGATGGGCGCCATCGGTTTGTGAAAACCGGTGTAGCCAACCATCGCGTACTGATCGTCGTCGTCGCCGATGCTCATGAACTTCGAAACTGTGCTCACGCGTTGACCCTCCCGTCGATTATCCCACTGCTCGCTGTCCGCGTCGGTTGGCTTCTCAAGCCATGTCTCGACGGTCGTCGTCGTGATCTTGCGAAAGTGCTTCATCGGAAACGACGCCTCGCCGGATGCGTGCGCGTAGAACTTCACGACCGGGTTCACGAGCCCCGCAAGAAGGATGCGCGGCACGTCCCGGGACACAGGACAGACGTTGCGCACGATGTAGCGCCGGCCGACGACGGGGGTCGCGCAATGCCAGAACCGTTCGTTGCGCAGATGCCAGATGCGGCTCATGTCCTTGATGCATTCGACTTCGTCACCGGGTCTCATCGCGGGCCATCCTTGAACGCCTGTCCACGATAACGGTTCATCGCGCGCACTTGGGCGCCGGAGCCGCTGAGCCGCATGTTGCCGAGACCGTCGTCAGGCCAGAGCCCTTCGTCGCGAACCTCGGGTGTGTGATCGCCGACGATGACATGCGTCTCGCGAGCGAGGCTCGCGCGGACGCGGCTCGCGAAAACCTCGCGCTGGAAATTGAGTTCGGTGTGATAGCGGTCGTCGCATGCAACGGTCATCGTGGTCTCCGTAGGTAGTCGAGAGCGCGCTGCACTCCCGCGATGTCATCCCCTAGCCGACCAATGCCTGCATTGCAAGCGTAACAAATCCATCCTCGGAAAGTTTCGCTGCCCGGGAAGCCGAGAATTTCGAGCTTATGGTCGTGATCGATGACGAGCTTCGCGGGTTTGCCGCAGCATTCGCACTTGCTGTCTTCCGGTTGCAGCGGAACGCTGAGCCCGTGCTTCTCGTGGTGCTCGTACTTTCGCCGGGGCCTGCCGTCGCCGCGCTGAGTGACAGCGGCCTTCGTGCAGTGGACACATCCGCCTGACGACGTGTATCGTTCGGTGCTTGTGCACGTTCGACACGGCGGCCCGATGTATGTCTTCTCTTCAGCCGCGAGCGCGGCACCGCGTGCGCTGTCTTCGCTCGGCCTGTAGCGCGTCAGTGCGGAGCCACCACGTTGGGTCGATCGGGCTTTTGTGCATGTGATGCACGCCCCGGACGAAGTATATCGTTCGACGGTTTCGCAACGGAGACACGGGCGCCCGACATACGTGGTCAGGTTGTCCGCGAGAGCGGCGGTGCGAGCCGGATCATTTTTGAACGTGAGTGCCATGCTTGTCGTCTAGTAGAAAACCGGAATTGTGTCAACCCTAAATTTTTCTCCGGGATATTTTTATTTTTCTGGCGGGTTTAATCTCAAAATCGGGGAAGTGTGAATGCACAAGGGGGCATAGGCATCCTGCCGATCCGTCGAAATTTGGGGCCTACCCCGTAGTTCCCCGGCGCGCAGGGTACCACACCAACCTTGGTAGGTCAACGCGATCACAGGTTGTACTGCATGATATGGTGTACTATTAAGGTTAATGCATCGCATGTGGCTGCGCGCGCGCGTAGGGGATCGTTAACCTTAATAGTTAAGGTTAATACCACATAGCCTATAGGCTGCACCCTACAAGGCAGGCTGCGGTTAACCTGAATAGTTAAGGTTAATACCAATAGGTAGTATAGTGTGGTTGACAGCCCCCCTGACCCTGTGTGCTCGCGCGTAGGGGAGGGTTAACCTTAATTAGTAGGGTTAAGGGTGCCCTATACAGGGGTTAAGTGGTTGATTATTAACGTTAATAAGCGATAAGGTGTGCCATTATGGCGCACAATTAAGGTTAACCACGCATGCGCGTAGTTAAGGTTAACTGGTAAGGTTAACGCGCCCATTGAGGCAGTTAATCTAAACTAGTGCTTGACATGGTCAGTATGGCAGCGCAGCCATAGGCCCCTGAGGGTTGGGTCGCGATTTGAGCATCGCTAAAGGCCTTGACTGATCAAGCACTTACCGGACACTCTCTTACTGTGCTGTTATGATTTCCCTTACCAGCCTTTCCACATACAGCATATATAGGGCTCTTCCGAGGGGCTGATACATGGACTTCTATAGCTGGAGTTTATGAGACCTAATGAGTGGATGAGTTAATACAAGACAAGTTGTTGATTTGACAAATGGAAAACCTTTCAGCGGCCACTGAGTTCTGAGTGTGCGTCACTGAGTAGCCGCCCAGCGACAAACGTTGAAACCATTGAACAATCCCCCGGCGAGCCGTCCCAGAGCGCCCAACTTGACATCGGCCCGAGCCTTGTGATAACGCACATCAAACACCGCGAAAATGACCCCTCAAAAAGGATGGAAAAGTGCCCCAAGTTCGCCGACCGCTCATCCGCTCGTATGCCGAGATTGCCGCCGCTCAGGGCATGACCAAGCCTTTCAATGGCCGACCTAGCCGGGTCAACCGAATGTACTTGTCCCGTGCAGAGCGAGCCGTTGTTGACGCCGGGCCACCGACGCGTCGGGCTCTTACCGTGGAAGAGCTGGCAACCAAGAATGAGAAATACGTGCTCAGTCTGCTCCGGCGCGGGCGGCCCGGGTACGAGACCGAAAGAGCCACAAAAGCTGCCGGCCACCTTGCGACTGCGGCCAACCTGAGAGCTGCCACGGACGCCCCTGAGACGCCCTATGCCATCATGGATCGGCTGGAGCTGACCGAGGCCGAGCGCGCCCAGCTCGGCAACTTCGAGGGCGTCATCACGTGGTCGCGCATCTCTTGACAATGGCTTCGCGAGCGTGCAATTGATGAAAACATATGCTGAGCGATGCGATGGCCCGAGCGGCTGGATGGGATGATAAAGTGGCAACGCCGAAGACGAGCAGGATCGAAACTCACGAGACCAAGACGCCACTGAGCGGCGAGCCCAACTTGCGATCGGTCGCCGTCCTCTACGTGACAAAAGAGGAAGCCATCGCCGTCGCCGAGCTGGCGCGGCTCATGCAGAACGCCCGGGGCAGCAGCAGCAGCGCCAATCAGTTCATGATCCGCGTCAATCAGCCACTCTTTTGCAGCAACGGTCACCCGGTCAATGAGGGCGAACTGTGCACGACGTGCGAGCGCGAACACCGGAAGGCCCAAAATGCAGCCCGCGTCGCCAACGCCTCTCTCGACAGCCCCGGCTCGACCGGCGGCCCCACCGGTCCGCTGTATATCACCGAGCAGCCTCTCGTTGGAATGATCTTCGAGGTCATGCCCCCTCGTTGGTCCGTGGAAGCCAATCCGAACGACCAACGCGTCTATCTGTGTGATCAGACACGCCGCGTGCGGGCCGAGATCACGCGCTTCAGTGACACGTCGTGGAGGGTGCTCGATGTTGACCGTTACCCGAGTTGGACCCTCCCAACAGCAAAACCTATAGAGCCTCCGACACCAAAGCCTGTCGGTGACGCGGCTCGCTTCGCAGGGATTGACTTCGATGACTAAGATGAAGGAGCGCGAGAGTGGTCTCGTGGATATCAGATGAGCAACAAACGACGCAGAGCTGCGAAGAACAACGAACGCAAAAAGATGGTCACGCTCGACTTCGAGAGCCGATCGACCCATCAGATGTCCAACCCTGCGGACTTTGGCACGTGGGTCCATCAACAGATCGAAGAGGCGATCAAGGAAAATGGCAATGAGCCGCTGACCAATGCGGCGCTCAATGCGCTGACGCTGCGCCTGTCACCACTTACCCCAGAGAAAATCCTGACCGAGAACAACCCGGGCTCCGGCTTCTACGATCGGTATTGGCTCGCTCGCTTCTATCGGGACGACAGCTTCGCAACGAACTGGCGCGAGCGCATCAACCCGCACCCGGGAGCACAGACGAACGCGATGGACGAACCCTATTCAGCGACAGGCCGCGATCCGACGAAGCACACGCTGATCGTGGGTGACACGCACATCGGCATGTATAACAGCGTTGCCGAGCACACGGCGGCGATGGCGAAAAGCACAGAGCAATTGCGTGCCTATGCTGCGATGGTTTCGAAAGCCGAAGTGCTCGTGGTCATGGGCGGTGATCCCATGTATCCGCTCACGGCGGCCGAGCGCGAGCGCGTGCGCGCTGGCCACGACGCAATGATGATCGACAAGAACGGCGATCCGCATTGGGTGGACTACAAAATGAGGTCTGACGTTCTTAACCGTTTCGACTATTCGCAGATGGAGCAGCGTGCACTCGGCCATATGGAGCTTGACACGCTTCGAGACCTCACGGTAAAGACAACCGAGGACGCGGTCTACGGTCGCGGTCCCAAGAAGCGGGACTGGGAACAGCGCAGCAAGAAGCGACGCAAATGAAACCAAAATCTAAAGATCGGCCGGACTGGAAAGTCAGGGGAGACGTGGCTCTTCGGCCAACAACACAAGACCGGAGCCAAGAGAGGCCTCTTGACCCGAGACGCAACCCGTGGACAGGGCAGATCGTGCCCGTGTTCATTGATGAGGACCAAAACAATGATTGAGACAAGTGCCATCAACCGGATCAAGCGCGTCATCGCGACGATCGCGGCCAACACCGAGGCGACCTCGCCCGGCCCGTGGTATATGAGCCATGGCCACGTCATCTCGCCCGGCAAGAATAAGAAGGGCGGCGCCGACTTCGATGTGTGCAAGCAGCCGTGGAACGAAAAGGATCACACGGTCTATGGGATCAACGCCGGCATGAGTGGCCGCAATGACATGCGCCACATCGCAACGTGCGAGCCGACCACGATGAAGGGCCTTGTCAAAGACGTGACCCGGCTTCTCGAAGAGCGTGATGACGTGCCCTCGCTCGCGAAGCAGATCGAAGAGTTGCTGGCCTATTCGGTCGGGCGCGAGCAACCGGACAAAGACAGGAAGCTTCTTGAGGCCGTCGAGGCCTATCTGACAACGGAGTGAACCATGGGCTATTATATCAATCCGACGAATGGCACCAAAGAAGCGTGGCTCAATCAATACGGCATGCCGATCACCCGAAGGGTTAACCATCCCGAGGGTTTTAGATAGACACTGCCCCGGCGGCATGCGAAGCCACTGGGACAGGAGGCCAACATGGCAAGCAGCAAGACGCGTGAGATCGAACAATACCTAGCCGACCTAGCCGAAAGCGTCGGCGCTCAAATCAACGTCGTTCACGGTGGACGGCACCCGAAAGTGTACTTCGTATTTCGGGAGAAGTCTCGCTTCATCGTGATCGGCAATACCCCGAGCGATCATCGGGCAGAACGCAACGTGATGGCGCTGGCGAAGCGCACACTTCGAGAGCTGGGAGCCGCAATATGAAACGCAGCTTGTTAGCGTCCTTGCTGATGGTCGTCGCGATCATGGCGGCTTGGATCGTCGTGGACAGCGCGGCAGTGTACGTGATGAAACAGGGAACAGTCGGTCTCATGGACCGGCTAGAGAAGCTGGAGAGGGCTTTCCGATGAGCTATCTGCAAGCGATGCTGGCGGTGATCGGCGGTTTCGTCGTGACGTTCTTGGTGCTGCCGTGGATTATGCTCGGCTATCCCTACTACCTCGATTGGGTGCATGGATTTTTCCGATGAGCTTCTATAAAGAGCGCCAGCGTGAGTTTCTGTATCGGGAGCTTGACAGGCTCCGAAACGAATATCATACGCGTGCTGAGCCGTACATCAAGGCTCTCGCCGCGCTGGCTGCGACCGATCCACCGCCGCCCATCATTCTGCCTGATGGCACCACGATCCGATACATTGGCCCGGGGCATGCAGATGCGTAAGTTTGACCCAAACTTTCGTCGGCCGGCGATGCGCGTTGACATGGAGGCGCTGCGCCAGCAACAGTGGCGCGGTGAGAAGCTCTTCACGGAGATGCGCCGCTACGCCGAGCAGATTGGTTGCACGTTCGGCACGGGTGCGTGCTGCGATGAAGTCATGTGCACCGGCGCGCAAGCCCGACTGCTCGCCAAGTGGTGGACGGAGCATACGTCATGACCGAAGCTGTAGTCTTCACCGACCCTGATGACGAGAACGATGAGGGCTGCGATCAGCGTCGGTGCGTTGTGGCTACGCCGAACAACGTGGGCGAGATTGCGCTGAGCGTCCTCGGATCGGATCAGGACGCGACCGAGTTTCTCACTCAGGATCAGTGGTCTGAGTTTGTGCGCGCGGTCAACACCATGATGGGATGGATGCCATGAAGCTGCGAATGACTGACTACACCAACACATTGAAGCCCTGCCGCGAGTGCAAATGGTTTTCTCGTGGAGGCGACGACGGCAACACGTGCACCAATGTTCTATACCGCAAGTTCGATGTCGTTGACGGCTGGTATGCGCAACAGGCCCGGACTGTCCGGGAGGCCGAAGAGATGTGCGGGACCACGGGCGAGGGCTGGGAGCCGCGCGTCGAGAAGCCGGACTACCTTGGATATATCTTCGGCGGGATTTTCGTGTTGCTGATCGTCGCATGGGTAGCGAAGGCCTATATCCCATGAGGATGATCAAGAACACCAAGCTCCATGACTGCGGCGTCTGCGCCGTGGCCAATCTGCTCGACATCTCGTGGAGAGCTGCCGCTCATCGCATATGGGGCAACGCGCACTACAACAGGCTCAGGTTCAACACCCGGACAAAACAGGTTGCAACCGCGATCGACATCACGAAGCCAAAGCTGATCCGCGTCAAGAGCTGGCACGACATTCCACCCGAGCGCGCGATCGTCAAGGTGATCCCTCCTGAGTGCGAGGGCGGCTACGACTGGCATTGGGTCGTCTGGCGCGACGGAAAAGTTTGGGATAGCTGCTTGACACGCGCCAGCAAGCCGGAGCACTATGAGTGCCGGCTTGTTTCATACCTTGGGGGTGCATGATGGGCGAATACGTTACATTGATGGGCGCCGAGGATGTTCTCCGCGCCGGCCGCACGATATCCAGCGCGGCTGATCTGATGCTGCGCGCAGGCGATACCGTCAGCGGTTCGGCCGATCTGATGCTGCGCGCAGCGGACAATATCGAAGGGGCGTTTCGACAGCACCAAAACTTCATGGGCGATTGGCTCCAGCGGTTCGAGGCGATCGTAGCGCGCGGGTCATCCGATCTTCGTTGTGCAGCTTGCAAATCAGAGGATTAGGGAATGCGTGAGTTTCGCACTCAGGACGGAACGATCATCCATCTGCCCGATACGGTGCAGCGTTCGGGGATGGATACAATCCCACTGGAGCCGTGCGACTGTCACGTGCGACTGGGCAACGATTTCTATTTCCTGCCAACCGGTTCGTGCCTGCGAAAAGACGGAAAGTGCAACGAAGATGAGTGACCCGATCAGCAAGCAGTTTTCGCCCGAGCTTTTGGACGCGGGCGCCGACGAAGCGATGCGCCGGGCCGGGATCGAACTCTGCGATGGACATCATGTCCGGGCCTTGGACCTGCAAAAGCGCGCTGACACGTTTCGGCGAGCGGCGCGTGAGCGAGACCGTGAATTGGACCGTGAATTGGATGAAGCGAGGGCGCGGTGATGGCCGACTTATCCGAGGACGAACTCTATGCCATGGAGCGGGCGCATCGCGCCGACGAGACCGAACGTTGCGCGCTGCTCTGCGAAATGCGCGCGGATATCAGCATCGTCAGTGCCGATCGTGTTCGCAAGGAGGGCACGTTCACTGCCCGGGCGATCTGGCCCCCGTTCAAGAAGACCACGCATGTCGCGCCCAAGTGGGAGTACAACGCCCATTTACTCGAAGAGGTCGCCAAGGCGTTCCGCGTCGTCGCCAATTGCATCCGCAAGGGATATGATCCGCGCGAATTGAAGCGCGATCCGAACGAACAGATCAGGGTCCACGCGGCCCCAACGAACGAAGCCGAGAGGCTCGACGCGATCCGCGCTGCGCACGGGCTGGAGCCGGACGCGTGGGTCCCGTGTTCTCGTTGCATTGAGCCAGCGGACTGCGCGTCGTGGCAGGCGTGCGAGAAGGGCATCACCTAAAATGGGCGAGCACGGGCCGAGCAAGCTGTCGATCAATCAGCAAGTCCTCGCGATCACGCCGGCCTATAGCGATCGGCGCGTCGCCGAACTGCTCGCGGCGAAGTGTCTGGAGCTGACTGAGAGGCCTTTCCGGTTCGCGATCAATCATGATATCCGGCCGCCGAAGAACCTCGCCTGTCCCCTGCACTTCGACTGGGCCAAGAAGGACCGCGTCGGCGTCGAGATGCTCGACAAAGAGCGCATGAGAAAATGGCTTGTCAGTGCCGCGCTCAAGGGGTATACGATCCAGTACGTCGGGGCCGACAAAGAAATGCTCGGCTTCCCGCACAGTATGGCAATCGCCCGGCGCCGTGCTGAGAACCATCAAGCAGCCGAGGCTCGCAAAGCCTCGGGATATGTGGATAATGGCGATGACATTCCCTTCTGACCGGACCCATAGGGGGGCTTACGTGGCCCGATCTCATGAAGTTCGCGACGGCTCGGTCGTGCGTCTGTCCGGCTGCAACCAAGAGATGGTCGTCAAGAAAATCGAGGGCGAGTTTGCCCGGTGCATTTGGTTCGACCTCAACATGAAGCCAAACGAATATCCCTTCCAACTTACAACTCTGGAGCGTGTGTCATGGTGACGACCCAATACGACGCGGTGATCGATGATGACCCGGTCGGCGTTACACTGATCAAGTGCGCGGAGAATGACCCGGGATCGTGTGCGTATATCCGCGACGCTACGCCCGAGCAGCGCGAGGCATTTGATCGCGGCCTGACGGAAGAGCTGTTTGATCACGTGATGATCGATATCGAAACCATGTCGCTGCACCCGAACAACGCGCTGATCCTGTCGATCGGCCTGATCGAGTTCACGCCGGAGCCGATCGAGGGTCTGCGCATCGGTAAGCGCAAGCTGATCATCCCCAGTATCGAGCAACAGCTCATCCTCGGACGCGAAGTCAGTGCCAGCACTCAGAAGTGGTGGATGGCGCAGTCGAAGGAAGCGCGGGCGCACTGGGCAGAATACGTGGGCGAGCGGCGCTCAATGGCCGGCACGCTCAAGGATGTTCGGGACTTCTGTCGGAACGCATCACGCGTCTGGGCCAATGGCACACAGTTCGATTTGTCTAATCTTGTCGGCCTCAACATGCAGATGGGCGCCTATGGCCAGTCGAACGACCGGGATGAGCCCGAGCTTTGGCACTATCAGGCACCGCGCGACATGCGGTCATTTTGCCGTGAGACGCCGCCGACGCGGATCATCCCGCCCTCTATGAAGATCGACGGTGTTCCACACGACCCAGTCTACGATTGCATCGTGCAGGCCCATAAGGTCTGGGGACACTGGGCTTTATGAGGTTTGCACTGGGCATGTTGACAGCCATCGCAGCACTCGCTATAGCGACGGCCATCAATCCGTTCTGGAGTGCGCACGTTTGGTGCGCGGTCACGCAAAGCGAAAGGTGCTTCTGACATGATGCTCATCGGCTCACTCGCTATCATCGCGTTCGTCGTGTCCTGCGTCGGCGCGGTAGCCACCGGAGAATGGCGGCTGTTGCTCATCACGGCCGCGTGCTATCTGATCTTGAGGGGCAAATGATCCCACGCTTCAACATCAAGGCTCAGGTCAAGAAGCTCGGCGCCGACAGCCTCCTGCCGCCCAAGAAGCTGACCACGGCGGAAGCCCGCAAGTTCAACAAACTCGTGGACGGCGTCGGCTCGCGTGATCAGTTGGAGCGCATCACATCGCGGCTCGCGCTCACTCGGTTCGTCAAGGAGCAAGGCAAAGAAGCGTGCGACGCCGCATTTGACGCCGAGAATAAACGTCGGGCCAAACGCAAATGAGCTATGTCTACGAGCACACGATCCAGCACTATATCGAGGAAGAGCGCGAGCGATGCGCTGGGCTCGTTAAGGCATTGGTGCCGGCGTCGTCTGAGGTCGGCACCGAGCAAGCGTTTCTTCTTTGGTGCATCAACGCGCCAGTGTACCCCAGCGAGATCGAAGATCAGCGCAAGCGGTTCAATGAGCTTCAGCCGGTGGATGAGTTTGAGGACTTGATGTGATCAAGCACAAATTAGTTTGGTGCAGCGACGATTGGCTTCCGTATCACTTCGCGTTCTGTCCCAGCGCGCGAGCGTGGGGAGAGGCCGACAAGCGATATCATCTTGACCGGGCCTATCCGGATCACGACGCGTGCAGTATCCATTTCATAGATCGTGAGGGCGTGTCCACAACGCTCGTCTGTGTCGGGGAGCACGTCAAGTCCAAGCGGAAGGTCGTGGGCTATCTTGTCCACGAGGGAAGCCATGTCTGGCGCCAGATGCGGGAGGCGATGGGCGAATTAACCCCGTCCTCGGAATTTGAGGCGTACTCGTTACAGGCTATTGTCGAACGGCTGATCATCGCGTATGAGGCAAGCCGTGGTCCATTACTAATCGGAGGAAAGCGATGAGCTATCGGAGAGACGTTCACGAGGCGGAGGGCAACTTCTATTGGTCGCTCCCCAAAATCTTTTTCGCAACCATCATCGGGCTGTTCGTGCTGGGCTCCGCGCTCGGCATCGGCAGTCTGATCTTGCAGCCCGGGCGCATCGTCAACAAGACGCTCGACGCCGACAACGTCATCACGAATTACGAATGGTTCCATGACGCGAACGGCAACTATCTGGCGCGCGTCGCTCAGGTCAAGCAGTTCAAGGGCTTGCTCGGCGCCGAGACCGATGCTCAGGAGAAGAGCAGGCTCCGCATCGATATGGCGGCCATTCAGCAGTCCTGCCGCGATCTCTCGCGTCGGTACAATGCCAATTCCGAGAAGATGAACCGGGGCATCTTCCGGTCGCACGACCTCCCCGATCAGCTCAACTCAGGAGAATGTGAGTGAAGACTATCTCTGCTATCTTTGCGGCCCTCGCGTGCGTGATGCTCGCCGGCTGCGATGTGGACCCGCCGACCAACAAGCAGGTCCAGACTAACAAGGCGGCCGAGGCCGCCAAGTCAATCAACTTCGAGGACAATGCCGAGATCGACAATATCAAGCATCGCCTCCAGTTGACGGCGGACCCGGGCAAGCTCGGCTTCATCGTTCTGCTCAATCAGGCAGGCCAGCCGATCCTGTACGAAGGCGTCAAGGGTAAGGTGACGAGCGGCGGCAAGCGCCTTACGCCGCCCGATCGCGCCTCGTCAGGCTGGGGCGGCGGTGGCACGAACACCATCGCCCGGGCCGCAGCCTCCGACGAAGGAACGTGGGGCTCGTCGGGCGAATACATCTACTACTGGAACACGGACGGCGTCTATCGTCAGTGGGGTCAGGGATCGTACCTCTACAGCGATCAGCCGATCCGGCTCCGCATCCAGCCGCTCATCGTCGGCACCGCCGATCACTGAGATCAACTTCTAGCGTAGCGGAGCCGGGCGACCGGCTCCGTTCTCATGAGGGACATGCTATGGGGTATCCCAAGAAATTCGGCTGGGCCAACTACGAAATTCGCACGGGAGAAGATGGCAAGGTCGGCATCTATACCCGGGACTATAACTGCCGGCTGGCGACGTTCAACGCGAACACGCATGCTCTTCAACAAGACCTTGCGCGGCTGTTCGATCGGAGCTATAAGGCGAAGCTCAAAGCAAAAGGAAAATCGTGATGCGTGGACGTGCAGGAGTTTGTGTCAGCCCGAAGGTAGCCGGTCAGGGGGCGTGGCTGGAGCCGATGCGTGATGGCATGACGAAACATCGCCGGTTCGTCTGGCAGAAGCGCGGCGGCAACAGCAAGACTTCCGGGTCTGGCCCGAGCGGTCGGAAAGCCACTCCCCGGGCTCTTCTGGCGCGTGCGCTGGCCGAGCGCACCGGTGTCTCCCTCGTGGTGACCGCACGACAGGCGGCGTCCGTAGCGGCCAAGGCAACGCCCCGGAAGATCATCTATGGCACGATGTGACGTTCATCGGTTGGCATTGCTGGAGCACGGCTCTGTCTATACGCGGTGCGGCATTCGGCTGAGCGACACCGACACGTCGCGCGGCTACTATGACGAGCCGATCAAGACCACGCATTTCGATGTCCGGACAACGTGCCCGGACTGCCGACGCAAGATAAAGTTTCCCGATTTGAGGGTGGTCAAGTGAGCAACGCCGAACGCGCCTATCTGCTCATGGCGAGCGAACAGCTCCCGATCGACGGTCATCAACTGTTCAAGAGTGACATGGTCGAGCTTGCGTTCCCTGCCCAGATCGGGGGCGAGAAGATGGTCGAAGGCTACATGCGCCGCGAGCCGATGATGACGAGCGAGCAGCAATTCCACAACTGCATCAACTACGGCGTCAACGTCTATCGCATCTATCTCCGCGAAGCCGACTACGAGGTTCATCGGATCAAATGATCAGGCTCAACAAGAAACAGCGTAGGGCTCTTCGTCATCTGGCGAAGATGCCGCCGGCCCGCAGCCGCAAGGAGCACGGGCGCCGGATCAGCGTGAGGGTTGCGCGCCATGCCCGCTAACTTCATGTGCGAGAGCGAAGAGTTCAACGGCCCGACGTGCAAGGTCCAGTGCGCGAGCTGCAAGCCGACCAAACGGAGAAAGAAGCCTATGCCTGATACCGAACAGTTTTTCATCGTCACGCTCCAGCGCATGATCACGTGCGATGAGGGCGAGATGTCCAGCGGGTGGTCGGCCGTCGTCGCGGAGAAGGACCTCGCCAACTTCGGCAACCTGAAGGATGCGGCGATCCTCACGAAGATGGAGTTGACCGAGGATAGCCCGTTCACAAACCTGCGGCCGATGACCGAGGTCGAGGTCAAGGCGTGGAGGGAGAACGGCAATGAGTGACCTCAAGCGCATCGTCTGCCTCGGCCGAGGCGCCCGCTACGCTCGCGCGATCACTGATCTCGACTATCCCAGCACGGCCGCGCGGCGCACACTCATGATCGTCGAGCGCGACGAGGATGTGGAAATCCTGCGCGGATACGATCCCGAGAAGCTGCGCTATATTGACATGGAGGCCACGCCTCGTCAGCGTCGGTTCCTCGCCAGTCGCGGCCATACCGAGATCAGTCTCGAAGAGGCCAGAGAATGGCTCAAGTCGCTGGAATGAGCACCCGCCAAGACATCGTTGCTCACGTCAATGAGCTGGAGCGTCGCGCGATCGGCGGCGACACGTTCGCGGTCAAGACTTTGGCTTGCATGGTTCTGTTGATAGAGGGCTTCGATGACGGTGACCCCGACCCGGGAGAAGAACTCCCCGACAATATCATCCTCTTCCGCGTTGCGTGACATGCACGCCTATGTCTTCACCTACCACGCCGACTGGGAAGCCCCTTGCTATGAGCGAACAGTCCCGGCCGATCGTTGTGGCCTCGCCATTGCATGGCGATGGATCGAAGCCAGTGGCCGACCCGGCTTCATCAGCGTCGGATGCCTCCCTCCGCACTACTACTATTGAACACCGCATTTGGCTCGACGTTGAGGCAGGCATTTACGCCACGGTCTCATTCGAGGACTATGCGTGGGCGCTTCAGTGGAAGTGGCAGATCACGTGGGACCGGCACAAACGCAAAGCGTATGCGACGCGCTCGACCCATGCCGGTCCGCGCCGGATCAAGCTCTATCTCCACAAGGAAATCTTGGTCCGCTCAATGAAGCTCCCACCCTGCGGAAAGCACGTCATGGGCGACCACGGCGACGGCGACAGCCTGAATTGCCGGCGGGACAACCTCGAATGGGCGACCCCCTCCCAGAATAGGCGTACAGCGCGTTCTCCGGTCCGCCCAGCGCGGTCCAAGACGCCGCCCCCAGAAGACATCCCCTTTTAATGGGTTGATACCGGGCCACGGCTGCTTGAATGAACCCACTATAAAGCAAAACGCCCCAGCCTTGCGGCTAGGGCGTCTGGGGTCTTTCTGTTGCTAGGCGACCAACCCCGGAACGTTACGCCGCGAGGCGCTGATCCATGACAAAGTTGTCGTTGTCATTTAGGTGTTTGATCCGATCGCGGCAGATCACGCCGAGTTCACTTTCGAGACTTTCCGAGCGTCCATCGATCCTGTGTCGCCCCCATCAGAAGCAGCGCGTGTTCCCCGAGGGGTGTACGCACATTTAGTGCAAGGCATCCATGCCTCATCGCGCTGCTCGTGGTGGAGGCGCCGGGTACTGCCCCCGGGTCTGACCGCAGTCCGTCTCAACATTCAGAACCATCACGCTCGATTGGTCAACCGCTCGCTACCCATCCCTCTTTGCGCACCTTGGTACGTGAGGGCCAAAGCCTCGTCCGTTGTATCGATCGCACCCGAAGACTAGACCGATGTGTGAGGCGTGTCAAGAGGGAGAAATGTGCAGGCGGTTCGCGAGGCCGCAACGTTGGTTCGTCCCCCGATGAATGTGATTGAGTGCGTAGAGGTCCGATCTGATCAGCAACCGGGTCGCCGCGTCTCTCGTCACACGTCTTGCCCTCGGGATTAGCGGGGCGCCGGCTGTTCCCCTGTCCGCGTCTAGAACACTTCGGGGGTTACGTCTTCCGGCCACTGCACGTGAGAAGCCTACGCACGGGAACGGAAGGTGTCAAGCACAATAAGATGCGCGCCGAGGCGGAGACCCCGGCGCGCTGTTTAGCCACTCGGTCATTCGCGACCGGCTCCGAGTAGGAGTAGGTATCAGGCCGCTTCGGCCTGAGCTTCCACGAGACAGGGGAAGAAGGTTTCGATAACCACCTTCTTATGGGACGGCCTGTCAACTGACGCCTCACGGCGGCGCAAGAAGAGGCTGAGCGCCTTGGCTCCGACCTCATACCACGTCTCCCGCGACTGTGTCTTGTCGTCGGACGCAGCAAGAACATCGTCGTTGACCATCGTCCACATCTTGATCACGGGGGACTTCGACACGAGATCGCTCCCGGCGACGATAATCTCCCCTTCGTACTTGATGACGGTGTCCCAGAACTTGTAGACCTCATCAACGCTCTCGCCATCGCCCCGCTTGTGCGGGGTTAAACGAGCGCGGTAGAGCGTGAGCAGCACGGCCATCTGAAAGCCGGGATAGGATACGACCCGGCTATTGGCCGGAACGTTATTGTCGGACATGAGCTTATCCAAAAGCCGAAGCTCATGAATGAACTCAGTGACCATGGTCTCGGTCCGCCAACAGGCGGAATTGGAAGCCTGACCGAGTAACGCCCGCCATGCGAGAGCAAGACCGGACGTACCGCGCCCTGACCTGTACATCTTCGACCGCACGCCAACTCCGCAAGCCTTGAATGCAGAAGTCAGCTTGTCCGCTGCGCCCTTGCTCGAAGAAGTGTTGTCAATGCTGTTATACATTTCCTGAGCTTCCTCCTTCGTTGAGCAAATGTACTTGTCGCCGAGCACTTCTTCGGGGAAGTGCTTGGCGAAGTCCTTGCGCCGTACCGTCATCTCGGCTTCGTCGAGAGGCATATGGTTCATGACGTGCGCGCGAGTGTTGCCGTTAATCCGGCTCTCTTCGCCGCCTACGACCACGGTCGCCCATCCAGTCTTGATGGTTGCGTTCGTCGCATCAAAATCCTTGCGCGCGAGGTACTTCGCAACCCGCTTGTCGGTATCGCGCTGACCTTCCCACTCCGGGAGGGCGAGCATCTGTTTCTTAGACCACTTGGCCTGAACAACACGTACTGTCATCTTGAGGGACTTTCTCTTTTTGAGAGGGTCCCACGTAGGCGTGGGGTTGCCTCATGAGAATACCCATACACGCGTTCGCCGGCGAGCGTCAAGCGTTATTTTCGCCGGCGAGCGACTTTTTCGCCGGCGGGATGTTAACTATTTGGTCGGCTTCATCCTTCGGGCGGCCTCGATCTGCTCCGGGGTCAGGGCAGTGAACTTCTCGCCTCGCAAGCTGTACTGCCAACGGACTTTCGCGGATGCGATAGCGTCGGTCGTCCCCTCCGGCGTGAGGTTTTTGTCATTACGGCGGTACACCTTCCGACCATTCTTGACCCAATCTTGATCCGCTACTGTGCGGGTTCGAAGACGCGGACGGCTGATCGCTACCGGGGTCCAATTAGTTGCTTTGTAGATCGTGCCGGTATGCTTGACGAACCCTACTGAGTTAGGGGCGCCTTCACCGAGGTCCTGATAAGAGACGAGCGTTGTCGCTTTGCCTTCTCTCTTGAACCATCTGACCATTTGGCCGATCATGATGGACGCCGTATTCGGTGGCGCGTACATGCTGGCGACAGCCATGCGCCGCAACTCAGTCCAGTCTTGCGGGAGGTTTCGCGCTGAGCAGTTATGCCAGAGTGCAGCCGCCATGAGGTAGCCGCCCTGATCGAACGCCCCAAACGCGATCTTGAAAGGCCCATCGCAATTGGGCAAACGACTGTGCCACATCTTGATGAACGCACGGGCTTGGGCAACGGGGATTTGTTTGATATGGAGCGACCGGGTCGGAATTGCACCGCCATCTTCCCCAGTGGACCCGGGGTGCTCTAACATTGAGCTACAGTCGCGAACTTCGTCTACCATAGGCAGCTACCTGTTTCAAGCTATATTGTTGGGTTCGCCGAACTCTTCGGTCGCGTCATCGTCGAGAGGCTGGCCCTTGCCCGCCTTCGCCCTGTCGGTCTCGTAGATCGTGCCGATTGCCTTGGGCGAGAGGTTCTTCAGGATACCTGCTTTGCCGTTGATCGCGTACAGACGCGGACGCTCGCCATCGGAGAGCGTGGCCTGTCCGACCTCTTCGGCGCCGAACCTCCGCATCAAGATGCCCTTGATGGACGCATGCAGGCGCGGGCTTCGGCCCTCCAGACGTTTTGGCAAGACCAAGATGATATCGCTGACCGCGACGACCCGACCATTCAACGGGAATTTGTCGCGGTTCTCATCCATCCAATGTTCGAGATCGCTCTGACCGGCCGTGATCATCGAAGTCTTGGCCGACGTAGCGGGCGCGGCTGCCGCGCCGCTGTACTCGCCGTAGTCCCAGTTCTGGAGCTTGAATGCGACGGCCGCGACGGCCGCCGGGTCATTGAGCTTCGTGACGTAGAGGTCGGTATAGTATGCGACCGAGGCCGGCGAGCCCTTCCCGTAACGCGGTGTCGCCTTCGTGTTGATGACGAGATAGCGCCGGTCCTTGTCGTCGAGATTGAGGGCTGCCTCATGGTTTGACATCGCGAAGATACCGAAACAGTTTTCAACATCGCGCCGGGGCAGGTTCTTTTCGTTGACGCTGATCATGTCTTGCGTGATCAACGGATGCAGCTTGTTGGCGACCTCGGTCTTATCGATCGCGCGCAGCTCTTCGATGACGAGCAGCTTCGAGTGCTGAGCCCATCCATTGAAGTCGCCGTGCAAATCGGTCTGATTGATGTTCGAGACGTTGCGCTGGCCGAGGATACGGCCGAGCATCTCGACAAGAAAACTCTTGCCCGTACCCTGATCATCGCCTTGGATCAGCAACGCGTGCTTTGGCTTGGTCGCCATGTTCTGGAGTAGCCAAGCCATCCAATTGAGGACCATCACGCGATCCTCTTCAATCGGGAAGAGGTATTCGAGATGATCATCCCACCACGAGACATCGCCCTCCACCGGGAGCACGTCCGAGGGCAGATAGACGTTGAAGACCTCGCCGCTGATCCTCTGCCCTAGCCCGGGCTTGTACGCGATCTCTTTGAAGCGGGCGATCGTGCCTTTCTTTTTGCGGAGCAGAACGTCGGAGATATTTTTGGTGGCCTTCTCGCCGAGAATGTTGTTGTACTGGCTGTTGAAGGCTTCCTTGTCCCAGAGACGCCGGGTGTCTACCTTTTCAATGAACCGCTTGAGGCCACCGACCCATACCCACTCATTGATGAGTTCGGTCATCTTCAGAAATCGCTCTCGTTGCTCTGGCGTAAGAGCAGCGACCCCCTTTCGCGCGGCTTCCCGGTTCTCTTTGGCGGTGTCCGGATCGGCACTGGGCTTGAACTCGTATTGCTTGGTCTCGATATTGTAGGTGCCCTTCCGCGTGATTGGCTCGGGCGCGTCATCGGCGAAGTCGGCCTCGGCGGTTTTGCCGCCGGCCTTCGAGAGGCTGGAGTAGGCGAAGGCGTTCTCAACCTTGCGCTCCAGATCATCGCGATCCCACGGCGGCACGCAGCGGGGATTGTAGTATTCGTTCAAGAGATCGACGGACAGCGTCGGCGAGATGCCGAGGTCCTTGAGGTACATCGCGGTCTTCAGGGTATTGAAGTCGCCGCCCGACCCTTCGATGGCCGGGACTGCATCATCCTGCAAAAAGTCGATTGCGATATCGATGTTCGCTTGCTGATCAAGCTCGACAACGACCTCGCCCGCGTCGGTGATACGCGACTTGGTCTTGGAGCTTTTGATGGTGTCGTAAATCCATTCCGGGCACGCGACGGCGTCGGCGTCATTCGTGGTGTAGCTCGTGCCGTCAGCAAAGCGGCACCCGGGGATCAGCGAGTAGTTCGGGCTATCAATATCTTTGCCGATGCCGTTCTCGCCGAGCGCGAAGATGTGCGCAGGATGGTTTGCGTCGTCCCAGCCCTCGTAGATCAAATGCCAGCCGCCGGACGGCGTCCCCGTGCGCTCGGTTTCGGGCCAGCCGTACAGCATGTCGAGATAGGCGAATGTTTCGTCGCCGACCTTACCCTTGGCTTTGTTGGTGTCAACGTCCACGACCATCAAGCGTGACTTGCGGTGCGCTACGCCCCAGTTGCAGCCGGGAAACTGCTTGGCCCACGCGATGATCTGCTTTGGGTCGTTCGAACAGTTGCCGTCGAGATTGTCTTTGAGGCACGGCGGAAACTTTTTGCCTGCGGCGATCGGGAAAAGATATCGCGAATACATATGCCGATCAAGGTATGCGAGCGCGAGCGCCAAGCTATCAAAAATCATGTGAAAGTTCTCACGCGGATCGGGGACAGTCGGCTCGTCTACACCCTTTTGTTAACTATGTCCAGCCCCACGATGTTGACAGCGTTCCGAGTTCGTGTACGCTGCATCTAGCGCATAGACGCTCAGGAGGTCTCGACATGACGCTGTAATCCCGACTTGACAGATGAACAAGAATGGAATAACGGAGAACCCATGCCATACCCGCCGCACGTCAAAGCCATCGCCTACGAAATCGATCCCGCATGCTGGAAAAGCTACTCCGGAAAGCCGGTCGAAATCAAGCGGGCTCTTGACGTGCGCCGGACGGCCGCTCTCCGACAAGCAGAGGCGACCGCTGTCCTCACGGACTGGCGGATCAATTACGCCGGAACGGTCACAGGCCGATGGTCCGCGCGTCAACCCCAACCAACGAGAACTCCCATGTCTGAAACATACACGATGGCCGAACTGGCGCGGATGTTGCTCCCGTTCGACCCGCCCCCGAAACGCTACCGCACGCCCCCGATGAAGATCGCGATGATGCTGCACTTCGCGACGACCATCTCGCCGTTCGCTCCCGAGGCTCAGCGCACATCGCCGGCCTACACGAAGTTCGTCAAGCAGTTGCTTGCTGACGAGATGATCGAGCGGCCGACGCATGCCCAGCGCAACGCGCATCCGGGCTGGGCGTATCGCGCGACCGAGAAGGGCCTCGCCTACGTCGAGGGTCTCAAGGACGTGCAGTTGCCCGTCCCGCTGGAGACGACGACCACGTGGGGCATCCCGGCGTGAGGTCGTGCATCATCTGCGAGGCGCCATTCGCGCCTCGCAGAAACTCCAAGACATGCTCTCCGAAGTGTAGTGCTGTCCGCACTGCGCGCCGTCAGCGCGCCTACATCAAGGCGCATCCCGAACAAAAACACTTCACGGAAGAACGCTATCGCGCAAAGGTTCACCGCGAGACGCGAATGTTGAACCGCGCCGTCCGGCTGTTGTTCGATTTAACTTCTACCGGAGAACATTGAAAATAAATCATTGACCCCGCTTGACGGCTCCCGGCTTTCGGGATATGAGCCATCATCGTTAACGATCTAGTCTCAATGAGACCATCCAACCCGGAGTTGTCCCCCATGTCCGACGCCCTACTCACTGAAATTTCCAAGAAGCTCAGCGACATTCATGTTGCGCTGACGAAGGGCGGGGCTCCCGCTGCCGCCGCGCCGAAGCCCGCCGCCGCCGCCGCCGCCGCCGCCGCCGCCGCCGCCGCTGCCGCCGCTACCGCGCCCAAGCCCGATGCTGCCGCCGCGAAGGCCGCCGCCGAGGCGAAAGCGAAGGCCGAAGCGACGGCCAAGGCTGCCGCCGCCGCTGCCGCGAAGGCCGCCGTGAAGCCCGCCGCTGCCGCAGGGCCGCCGTCCGGCACCAAGGCGCCGGGTGGCAAATACACCATCGATCAGGTCCGCGAGAAAATTCGCGAAGTCGCGACCAACGCGAGCCTCGGCCGCCAGTCGGCGACCGACATCCTTGATGCGGATGGCGGCGGCGTGAAGAAGATCACGGACCTCCAGCCGAAGAACTACGACGCCGTCTACGAGGCGTGTCAGGTCGCGCTCCAGAGCGAGGGCTCCCCGCCGGCCGCCGCGACCGAGGAAGATGACCTCGGGCTCTGAGCCGCGCACCCAAGTCCCGGGCGGCGCAATGGTGCGCCGCCCGACTTTCTTCGAGACCGATCATGAAAAACGATCTGACTTTTCTCAAGCCGCTTGTCGCTACGATCATGCAGGACGATCGCCGGTCTTGGACCGTGCAAGGCTTTGGTTTTCTGCGAACCTACTTCGGGCCGCCTAACGCGCCCAAGATGTATCGGCTCAACCTCTGGGACCATCACTTCACGGTCCCCAATGTTTCGACCATCCATGATCATCCGTGGGACTTCACGTCGGTCATCGTCGCGGGCGAGTTCGCCAATCAGCGATACAACATGACGCGGCACGCGGGCTCATCGTTCGAGCCGACGCACGCATTCACAACGATCAAGACCGGCGAGGGCGGCGGGCTGGAGAAGTCTGCATATGGTGCTTGCGTGCTGGAGCCGCGCTACGAAGAGCTGTACGAGCCCGGCGATGTCTACGGACAGCGCGCCGACGAAATCCACGAGACGAAGTTCGTGGATGGCTCCGTCACGCTCAATCAGCGGACCGGCGACACTGAGCACGCCCGCGTCTTCTGGCCGTGGGGAACTCACTGGGTTGACGCCATGCCGCGCCCGGCGACCGCCGAGGAAGTCTCCGCCGCCGTCTCCAACTCTATCCGGAGGTATTTTTGATGGCCCTCCAAGAAAGACAAGCGTCCATAATGGGTTCCAGCTTCTATCCGGGAGCAGGAAACCATATCCCGAGATTGTGGCCCGGCCAGCAATTGCGAGTTGAACGGGAGCCCACGAACAAGTACGATCCCAACGCTATCTCGCTCCACATCTTCAATCAAAAACTCGGGCACCTTCCGCGCGGTCTTGCGGCGGAGTTGGCGCCATTGATGGATGCAGGCGTGACGGTCACCGTGCACAAGTCACGCGACCCGAGGTTTGGAACCTCCGGCGTTGTCGTCGTCCGATGGGAGCCACCCGATGAGCCGCAAGCTGTCGCAGGAGAGGATCAATGAGATCGTCAAGCGGCACAGGCCGCGAGGCTGGCGCGTTCGACAGAGCCAGCACCGATGGACTTGGGAAAGCGCAGAGGCCGATAGCAACAAACGCACCCTTTCCGTTCCTACGCTCAAGGACGACGACAGCCTATTTCTCTACCTTCACGAAGTCGGACACGTCAAGCAGGACCACTTCAAGCTCAAGCTTCCGAAACATCGCGAAGAGTTTGAGGCAGAGCGTTTCGCGCTTCATTGCTTCCGCAATGAGGGCCTCCCCGTAACGAAGAACATCATGAAGGGCGTGCGTATGCGCCTTTGCGGATGGATTGACTACGACATCAAACGCGGTATACCTATCCAACACCATATCGCGCGCTGGGCCAAACACAATGGATGCAGTTGAAGCAGGAAAGATCATCAACGCTTGCCCCGAGGGCTGGCGTGTCCTCGCCGTTGCAGTCCCCACCCGAGCACTTCGCATCGTCGTGAACGACCTCAACCTCATTTTCCATGTCGAACAGTTGGACCGCAAGCCCGACCGAACTTACGGGTGGCGTGCTGTCTCGACGCATATCGGCGACGCCAGCTTCGAGAGCTATCCTCCGGCGATCAAGGACATGCTGGGCAAGCAGGCCCGGCTCAAGGAGAAGATCAAGCTGGCGCAGCACGAAGCGCGCATGGCCCAGATCGCAGCTCAGAACCCTCTCCCCGTGCCGATGGATCAGTCATGACCCTCACTGCCGCCCCCGCAACCGTCCGTCATATCAGCAAAGACCACGTCAGGATCACGCCTGCCCCCGGCTGGAGCGTCGTGCTATTCAACGTCTCGACGGCGGGCGCCGTCGCGGAAGCTGTCGTGACCTCGGATGACGGCTCCGAAACCATTCGCTTGGGGGTCGCTGCGCCGAAGGTTGGTCAGTACATGAATGTGAAGGTCGGCGTCGAAGGCAACGAGCGGGGCGTGGACATCGTTTACGGGGCCAAGGTTGATGATTAAATTCGATCCGAAGGTCGGCGATCTCGTCTACGTGTTGTGGGAAGACCACTGCACATACGACGGTAAAGGATGGCTCGACATCAAGGAGAAGATTGTCGGGGCGCTGACGCCTTCGATTTGCGAGACTGTCGGTTTCGTTGTCGAGGTCACGCCGAAGACGATCACGACGGTCGCGCACATCGCGCGCGACTACGAAGACAAGGAAGACGAAGACGGTAGCCATGTCGCGACCCGGCTGCGCAGTTGTATCCTCAAGGGTCGTATCATCAAGAGGTTTCGAAAATGAGTAGGCTCAGCCAACACGCCAAGCGCGAACTCCGCGCCGCCGGCCTCTTCGACGCGGACGCCGAATACAACGGCGATGTCGCCGTGCAAGTCACGTCGTTGATGGAGGTCTTCACGGCCTATGGTCACTCCGGCGGAGGCGCCGAGCAGACGCTCGCGGTCTTCGAGACGCTCGCCCGTGGCATGCCGCTTACGCCACTGACTGGCGAGGATGACGAGTGGGAGCATCCCGAGGGCGTCGAGGACGATCAGATCAAGGTCAACAAGCGCTACTGTTGCGTCTTCAAGGACGACATGATGGCGTGGGACGTTCGCGTCGGCCGCAAGCCGATCACGTTCCCCTATACGGTTGCCTGATTAGGGTCGGTGGCGAAACACGAACGCGCGGGTCTGCAAAACTCGTATGAGTGGGGGAAGCACCCGCCTGATCCTCCAAACCAAATTTGCGCTGGTAGCTCAAACAGACAGAGCGACTTTACGAGGTAGTCAGTAGTCGTCGCCACACAACGCCATCAGGCGAGACCTGACGGAAGTGGCCGGGACGCCGAGACGAAATCGAAACGTAGAGTATGGATGGAGGGTCCGGTCCTCCCCAGCGCGCCAACTTTTTAGAAGGAAACGAAATGGCCGGCCACGCAAAGCTATCCCCCTCCGCGTCGCACCGATGGATGAACTGTCCGGGCTCGATCGCCCTAATCGGCGACGAAAGCTCAACGACAGGCCAAGCCGCGATGCTCGGCACGGCCGCGCACAAGCTCGTCGAGATCATGATCATCGCCGGAGCCGAAGACGCCAGCGAGTACGCAGGCTCAACCTTCCTCGTGAAGGCGGACGGTGACGAAGAGACCGAGTATTATCCCCCGGGCAAGCCTGCGCTCGATCCCGAGCACGCGCGCCCGGGATGGTTCATGTTCGTCGCCGATGAGAAGATGGTCGAAGGCGTGCAGCAAACCATTGACGAGGTTGGCCGCATCAAGGCGGCCCGCTTCGCGCCGGAGGTCTACTCCGAGGTCTATCTCGACGGCTCGTGGCTAGACCATCGCTTCGGCGGGTCGATCGACGTTCGCGTTGCCGAGCCCTACGGATGGCTCGACATCGTCGATCACAAGAACGGCTACATCATCGTCGAGGCGAAGGATAACGATCAGCTCAAGCAGTACGCGGTTCTTGCCGCGCATGAGCATCCCGACTGCGAAGGCGTCACGGTCACGATCTCCCAACCGCATGCCCCGCACAAGGAAGGGACCATCCGATCCGAGAGCTATTCGATCGATGAGCTGAAGCTCTACGAGATCAGGATGAAGGAAGCGGCCGACGCGACGGACGCGCCGAATGCGCCGCTGCGTGCAGGCGATTGGTGCCTATGGTGCCCGGCCAAGCGCCGCTGTACCGAGTTCGACAGCATGTTGCTTGAAGAGGCGCAGGCCGACTTCACGGAAGACGAGCCGCCGGCTCAACTGCCGTTGCCGACAAGCACCAAGGAGCTGGCACACAAGGCCGAATGGCTTCCGGTGATCGAAGCATGGTGCAACAACATCAAGGGCGATATCCAGCGTGAGCTTGAGAATGGCAACGCCGTGGGCGACTGGAAGCTTGTACGTGGGAAGTCGAAGCGGCGTCTGATCGATCCCGAGGAAACGAAACGGCGCCTGACCGCGTCGGCTGAAGAGCTTGGCCCGGATATCGACTACATCGGGCTCGCGGTCGAAGACCTCTATGTTGAGCCCAAACTCAAGACGCCCGCGCAGTTGGAGAAGCTCGGCGTCGGCAAGGATCAGCGTAAGCGGGTCAAGAAAGCCATTGGCGAGCTGGCCTTCATGCCGAACGGGAAATTGACGATCGCGCCCGGCTACGACCCGCGCGAGGCGACAAGCGTGCTCGACGATGCAGTCAACGAGTTCGCCGATGACGATGACGATGGAGATGACTTTTGACCGTGCAACAGGACTTCCGGATGCCCGCGACTGGCGAGGCGTGGAGGCACTATAAGAGCGGCCTCTACACGATCATCGGCATGGCCCGAGACGATGAAGGCCACGCCGTAGTCGTCTATACGGACTACACGTGGGGAAATGCGCAGCTCGCGCCGATCTACACTCAGCGCCTCATTCGGTTCGTACAGGAGGTCGCGAACGGAGTGCCGCGCTTCAAGTACGAGCGGTCACCGAGCGGGCTCAGCCCGTGTCAATACATCAACAGCTCGGCGGGAGTTCTGCGATGATCATCGTGACGGTCTACCTTGACAGCGCGATCCATTCCAGCCGGAGCAAAGAGCTTGCTCGGATGCATATCAGCAATATCGATGACGGGAGCGAGCCCGCCGGACTTCACAACTACGATGTCAAAACGTTGCGCGGCCGGAAGAAAGAAGACCTTGACAAGCGCATCGTAAACCGGCAAGGAAAAGTCAGTCAAGTCCCCAGCGATGAGCACCATGTTTGGTATCTCGTTGGCGAGGCACTGAAGGCCGTCGAGTATGACAAGCGGCCGAAGAAAAGTCATAGGAGCCCCAAATGAAGCCGACAGTCACGCGTGGAGCCACGCATCTATTCGCGAAGCCCGAGAACTGGGATG